TAGATAACGAAAACAGCGGCATTCATACCGTGGCTTACAAGCGCGTACCAATCTGCTATCAGTGCTTCTATACGTTTAAGAATGTAAATACCTCAAGAATAGAGATGCTTGAGTCGGTTTTAGACTAAGCGCGTGTCCTTCCCTAACATTCAATTCCCTCGCAAGGCCCAGATACTTTTCAGGCCCGCCAGATACAAAGTACTTTACTCGGGACGCGGTGCAGCAAAGAGTTGGTCTGTAGCAAGAGCATTACTACTTAAGGCCCATACCACTCCAAGAGACAAAGACGGACTCCCATTCCGTATTCTCTGCGCCAGAGAAATTCAAACGTCAATCAAAGATTCAGTTCATGCGCTGCTCAAGGCGCAGATCGTAAAGCTAGGGCTGGCCAATCATTTCAAAGTAACCGATACATCCATTGTGAGCCGTGTCACAGGCGCGGAGTTTATCTTCAAAGGGCTGCGCTCGAATATCAACGAAGTAAAGTCAATGGAAGATATTGACATCTGCTGGGTAGAGGAAGCGCAGAGCGTGAGCAAGGCGTCTTGGGATGTTCTGGGGCCGACTATCAGAAAAACTGGTAGTGAAATTTGGGTGACGTTTAACCCCGATGACGAAAAGGATGCAACCTATCAGAGATTTATAGTTCATCCATCGGATGACGTTGTAGCGGTGAAAATGTATTGGTGGGAAAATCCATGGTTCACGGAAGAGTTGAATAGGGAGCGTTTAAACCTCAGAAAGAAAGCGGATGAAAACCCGGAACTGTTCGCCGATGACTACGCTCACATTTGGGATGGAGAGCCTAAGAAAATGTCAGAGGCGGTTATCTTTAAAGGCCGCTACGACATTATCAATTTTGATTGGAAAGAAATACTTAAATCGAAGCAGATAGACGTAGGACAGCAAAGATGGTTCCATGGAAACGACTTCGGCTTTGCGAATGATCCGAACTATCTGGGAAGATCGTTTATCACTGAAGATATAAACGAATTTGGCACGAGAGAAGAAACACTATGGGTAGAAAATGAAGTGGTTGGCTATGGAACTGAAATAGACAATCTCCCCGATTTATTCGATGGCAAGGTGCCAAACAAGAGAGGTATGGATACGGCGAGAACATGGCCAATCAAGGCAGATTGTGCAAGGCCGGAAATAATCAGTTATCTAGCAAGACAGGGCTACAACATCACGGCAGCGGAGAAATGGCCAGGGAGCGTAGAGGATGGAATAGCCCACCTGAAGATGTTCAAGAAAATCCATATACACAAAGATAATTGCCCGATAGCTCAAATGCAGGCGCGTCTCTACTCATACAAAGTGGACAAGAAAAAAGTGGACAAGGACGGGAATCCAGAAGTATTGCCAATCATCCTCGACAAACATAACGACTTCTGGGATCAACAACGCTACGCCTTAGACGGCTTTATCCAGCGCAGGGGAACGGATGCAATATGGGCCAAACTTGGGCAGTAGTGTGTTAAAATGATAACCATGTCAAACAAATGTACTCGCTGCAATAATCCAATACTCAAAGGCGAGAAATACCATCGCACTCCAAAAGGCCCGCATCACGCTATCTGCCCTCATGTATCGGTTGCAATCCCGAATGATGGAGGGCCAGCAGTTGTAAAGCGGGATGATAAACATGCCTCTTTGGATATATACGACCTTGAGAATATAAATAAAGCGCGCTCTACAGCATGGGCTGCATACCAAGTCCTTGGCTGTCTGTTTGGCATCCATGGCCCAGCCAGAATCATGAATTGGTTTAACGATATTGCCCATGGAGAGATACGCGAAGCTGCGGAATTATTTCCGATTACAGAATCGGAGCGCAGCAAATACTCATGGAGTGACGAGCAACCTACAAACAGAGAAAGACTAGTTGCTGAATTTGCCTATAAATGTTGCGAAAAAGGCGACAATATCCAAATGATGTGGCAGCGACTAGAAGATATGTTCAGGAATAACCATGGGCCAGCATAAAGGTTGTACATTCTTCGGCGCAACCCGAGTAGGTGTTAAAGTAAAGCCCAAGATGCACAAGCCCTCATTACGTGAACGCCTGCAAGAGATCGTGGCCGAAGTAATGCTTGTGGATGCGGAATCAATCACAGACTCTTACGAGATAAAAGCGGAAACCGATTTACTGCCTGATGGCTTAACAGAATTAATTGAATTATCGGTAGCGATTGAAAGCGAATGGGGATTGGGCGAAGTGTTCACGCATGAGAACGAGGGAGTGTTTGAGAGTTGTGGGAAGCTTACGGAATTTGTGAAAGCCAAAGTAAAGTGAGGCATATTGTTGCGTTATCCGGTGGATGGGATTCAACTGCTCTCGCCCTACGTCTTACGGAAGTCGAGCCAAGAGAATACGAATATATTTGCACTCCTACTGGCGCAGAACTTCCCGAAATGCAAGAGCACTGGAATCATCTTGAATCGCTGCTAGGGAAGCCACTCAATAAGTTAACTACAGGCAGGACTCTGCAGGGTTTGGTAGTTATTCAAAAATCTCTGCCTAATGTGTGGATGCGCTGGTGTACGCGATTACTGAAAATAGAACCATTCGAGGATTATATTTTAGGCAATCGCCCATGCGTTGTGCATGTAGGAATCAGGGCCGACGAGGTAGAAGATCGAGATGGCGTAGCATGGGAAGAAATTGACGGCGTACAGCGTAGCTATGATCTAGTTCGATGGGGATGGGGAGTAAGGCAGGTAGTTGAATATTGCCGAGAAAGGAAGGCCGAGCCGCCATTAAGAACCGATTGCGATTGCTGCTTTTTCCAAACACTGTGGGAATGGTATCAGTTTTGGTTACTCTATCCTGAAACATGGATGCAACGAGAAGCATTAGAGGATTTGACTGGGCATACTTTCAGGTCGCCAGGACGCGATACTTGGCCTGCGTCCATGAAAGGACTACGCAAGCTATTTGAGACTGGCCATATTCCCAAGAAGCGGCAAACGATGAAAGATAGAAAAGCAATGTGCTCTACTTGCGCAAGATAAACATCCCTATGCAATCCCTCGCCATTACTGTAAAGTAAGAAAGTCTCACGGTCATACAAAATGGCGCGAAAGAGCACCACTAAAAAACCGAGCACAAAATCAAAGGCCGCTGATAGAAACGAAGCCCTTGATTCCTTCCGCAACTTTGCCGCCGGAATAGGCTACGGAACAAATAACATCTCATCTGGAGGAACCTACGGATACAACCCGATTACCCTGTATCGCCCATTACTGGAATGGATGCACAGAGGGCAGGGATTATGCGGAACGATAGTTGATTGCGTAGCGGATGACATGACGCGGGCCGGGGTGGATATCAAAGGCGAGATGAAGCCAGAAGATATCGAAGCAATCAACGAATCAGCGGTAGCCCTGGGAATCTGGAATAGCCTGAATGAAACTATCAAGTGGTCAAGGCTGTACGGCGGATGTTTGGGAGTGTTGATAGTAGATGGCCAGGATTTAGCGACTCCGTTCCGAGTGGAAACAGTGGGCAAGGATCAATTCAAAGGCATTGTGCCATTAGATCGCTGGATGGTAACGCCTGACATGGAAGATACGGTAAAAGAGTTCGGGCCTTCGTTTGGACTGCCGAAGTACTACAAAGTGATTCCGACTGCGCCGGGGCTGATAGGAATGAAAATCCATCACTCACGCTGTATCAGGCTAGGTGGAATCAAGTTACCTTACTGGCAGGCGATTACGCTGCAATTTTGGGGAGAGTCGGTTTACGAAAGAATCTGGGAAATTCTGCTTGCGCTGAATAGTTCAACTCAGGGATTGGCGCAATTGATGTACAAGTTACATCTGAGAACCTACACGGTAGAAAACCTTCGCCAGATGATAGCGGCAGGCGGGCCACAGATGGCCGGGTTAATGGCGCAAGTGCAATTCATGCGCTCTACCCAAACAAACGAAGGCATGACTCTGCTCGACTCCAAAGACAAGATGGAGCACTTCCAGAACAATTCAATCAGTGGGGCATCGGATGTGCTTATTCACTATCTAGAACAAATCAGCGGAGCGGTACAAATTCCACTTGTGAGACTTCTTGGCCAGAGTCCGGCGGGATTGAATGCAACGGGCGAAGCAGACCTAAGAACGTACTATGACGAAATAGCGCGTCAACAGAATTCAGCATTGAAAGTTCCAACTACAAACATTTACCGCTGTATTGTGCAGAGTCTTGGAATGGAATGGCCGGAAGGGACAACGATAGGATTTAAACCGCTCTGGCAGTTAGATGCAACACAGAAAGCGGATGTGGCGACAAAGGTTTCTGACAATGTGGTTAAACTCACGGAAGCTGGGATCATGTCGAACCAGACTGCATTGAAGGAAATCAGACAGTCAAGTGACGAAACAGGATTCGGAACGAACATCACTGACGAGGATATAAACAACGCGGAATCCGAGCCTGCTCCATTGCCGCAAGCGGAAGAAGTAGCAGAAATCAAGACTAAGGGCGAAGCAGCACAAGACAGCGTAGAAAAAGTCATGGCGTTCGGAATGATGAATGGCTTAAGCATTGTGACTGAAAACGAATCAGGTACATATCGTGAAGGGCCAACATGGAGAGCATTAATGCCAGCGGATTACGGGTACATCTTCGGGCCGGTAGGAGCGGACGGGGATTACCTGGATTGCTATGTTGGGCCGGATATCGAAAGCAAAAAAGTATTTGTGATTGCGCAGAACAAAGTAGGGTCAAAAGATTTCGATGAGCACAAGTGCATGTTAGCCTACAACTCAGCGCAAGCTGCAATCAATGACTACATACGAAGTTTTGATCCATCGGATTTAGGCGAAAAGATCATACGCGGGGTGGAAGAATTGTCGATGGATGAATTTAAGGAATGGATCAAAGACGGCAATTTGAACTCACCGCGTATTGTGTACATGCCAGCATGATTGACTATGTAGATACACACGCAGCCTGCCAATATTGCAATAAACCATTCGAGCAGGTTCAATTGCGCGGAGAAGGTGCTGGCAGGCCAAAGGGAGCGCCGTTAGTACTACATGAAGCAAATTGTCCTAGCAACCCAAAAAGTCTTACCGTGAGACAAA